AACAACAACGTGAAGTTGACGCCGGCGCAGCTGGAAGAGTTGGAGAAAAGAATCCCGAATCAGTTAAGGCGGTACATTTTCCGGCTGAGCCGCTACAAGGTCGGCCGGGATAACACGGCCATGATGGACGACTATCAGTGGCTGCTGGGCTGGATTTCCGAGGACGGGGCCATTCACAAAGAACGGGAACTGGAAGCAATCCGGCAGGCAGAGGCAGAAGAGGACCGGCGGGAACTGGAAAAAATGCAGCGCCGGATTTTGGAAAAGAAGCGGAAAGGACGGGCGGACCTATGCGGATAGATACTGACGACGTGCGGGAACTGATTAATCAGCGGTTACAGTTCGCAACAGAGGACTATGAGGACGACAAGAAACGGAACCGAAACGGCATGAAGTGCTTCCACCAGGGGCAGGTTGATGCCTTCCAGGAAGTGCTGGAAATGCTGGAAGAGTTGGAAGAAATGGAGGGAGAAGAGTGAACAAAGACTGGAACTATGCGCACATGTGGGACACAATGCGCCGCGCCCTGGAAGACTTTGCTATCAAGGGGCTAGAAGTTAGACCGCTGGACGTGCTGAGCGATATGAACACGCTGGAAGAGCTGGAAGAGCGGCGCCGCCAGAAACGGAAAGAACGCGAAAAAACGGAATCATTCCCAATATGGCAGCTGGAAACAGTCCGCGAAGACGGGAAAGAGTGCTACAGAATCTACCGGGTAATTGATCCAAACCTACCGAACTGGGAAGGGAATCGGCTATATATGCCGGGGACATGGGACGACGGCGGAATGGCCAGCAACATAGCAGCAGAAAAAACAGCGATGGAAGCAGCCAGCAAAACCCGGGAAATGCAGACGATGTTCGACGTGAAAATAGAACCGTTCGGAGCCAAGGCAGAGGAGGCGGAAGAATGCGAGTAGTTTTCCACGTTCCGGGCCGTCCGGTGCCAAAGGCACGGCCACGGGTAACAAAAAAGGGATACGCCTACACGCCCCGGAAGACGATGGCCTTCGAGCAATCAGTTGTTCTGGCATACCGGAGGAGCAAGGCCGGCGGGAAACAGTTCCCGGAAGGGGTGCCGCTGCTGATGGAACTAACGTTTACTTTTGCGCCGCCGAAAAGTTGGAGCAAGGCACGGCGGGAAGAGGTAATCCGCCGGGGAATGTGCCCGACCTGCCGGCCGGACCTGGACAACCTGATGAAAGGCGTGGCGGATGCGCTGAACGGTGTGGCCTATAAGGACGACGGCCAGATTGCCGGGGCCGTAATCCGAAAACAGTACGGGCGAAAAGATAGCACCAAAGTTATAATTGAGACAATGGATAAGCAGGAAGGATAAGGCAGAGGGATGACGGACGAAGCATACGCAGCACACAAGCGGTTGATGCAGCTGGCAGAGGCGAGAACGCAGATTTCTATTCTGTGCAACCGCATCGAAGAACTGAAAACGATTGCAACAGCAGCGGGCACCAGCGGAACGGGTGAGCGTGTGCAGACTAGCGCAGAACACGACCACATGGATCGCACAATCATAAAACTGATGGAGGAAAAAGACAAACTGGAAGAGCGTGTCCGGGATTGGATGCAGCTCAATCGGGAAATCCTGGCAGAGCTGGAAAAGCTGGAACCAACGCACCGGGACGTGCTGGTGGCCTACTACATGCGCCGCGACCGGGACGACGTGACCGGCGACCGTCTAGGGTACGCGAAAGACTACGTTCGCCAAATCCGCCGGAAAGCGCTGGAAGAGTACGCAAAACGCAACAACCTGCCGGCAAAGATATAACAAAATATTCGAGAAATTGTGCTATAATAATAGCGTGAACATTGGAACATCCCCAAGTTGATAATAGTGTTTTGATGAAATACGGCAAGGCCGAAAGGCTGAGCCGTATTTTGTTTTGCATAAATTTGGAGAAAGAAATGGCAATTAATAAAACGTACGAAGAATTAGTGGAATCAGCAAAACCCAAATTGACGACGGATGATTGTTATACGCCTGAAAATATTTATAGCGTGGTCCGCGATTACGTTGCGGAACGGTACGGACTGGACCCGGGCACATTCGTCCGGCCATTCTACCCGGGCGGAGATTATCAAGCAGAGGACTATACCGGGAAGGTTGTGGTGGATAATCCACCCTTTTCAATTTTGCGGAAGATTATGGATTTTTATAATGAGAACGGGATCAAGTGGTTCCTGTTCACGCCGGGCATGTCCACGGTGATCGGAACAAACTACCGGGAGAAGATGCACATCTGCCTGGGCGCTGCCGTTACCTACGAGAACGGCGCAACGGTCCGGACATCTTTCGCCACGAATTTGGAACCTGCCGGCATCCGAACGGATCCCGCGCTGCTGAATGCAATCAATGCAGCGAACGAAGAGAACAGGCAGAAGGCGAAAAAGATTAAGAATATGACGGCGTGGAATTATCCGCCGCAACTGCTGACGGCGGCCAAAATGAATTATTTGGCGAACTACGGGATTGATATCAGCTTCAGCCTTGACGACCTGCACCGAATTAATAAACTGGATAACCAGCCAGCAAACAAAAACGTTTATGGTGGCGGGTACTTGCTTAATCCGACGGCGGCGGATAGACTGGCAGAGGCAGAGGCAGAGGCAGAGGCAGAGGCAGAGGCAGAGAAGCGCCGGCGCCGTGGATGGAATTGCGCGGACGGCGTAACAATCGAATTATCCGACCGAGAGCGGAAATTGTGCGGGATCGATTAGATGGCGAAAGAATACGCAAAGAGCTTTTATCATTCCAAGGAATGGCAAGCCTGCCGGGAAGCCTACGTGCAGAAGAGAATCAAGGAAGACGGCGGCAGGTGCGAGAGGTGCGGGGCCGTGATTGGCCACGAGGTGCACCACATTGAACCGATTACGCTGGCAACTATTACGGATCCACGAGTTACCCTGAATCATGACAACCTGCAGCTGCTGTGCCGTGATTGTCATTTTGCTGTACATCGTGCCATGATACTGGCAGCACATCAGCAGGACGCGCCGGTGCACGTGCTGCAGCGTGGGTGCTATGTGGACGATGATGGCCAGCTTCACAACCAGGCGCGGCACATCGTTAACGGTGCGCCAGGATCCGGGCGGCATGAATATGTGGCACGGCATCGGCACCCGCTTGATTTGATTGTGGACCTTGACGCGCTACGCTATGCAACCGGATGGAATGGGAACAGGAAGGCCAACAACCTGCTGGCGTTCTCTATCCGGTTACGTGAATGGATCTATAGCCAAATAGAAGAGCAGGCACACCAGCAAGACAACCAGGAAGAGGGGCAGGACATTGACTGCCGTAACGTCTGGATCATTATCGCGGAACCGATTAAAGGGAAGCGGCAGGAACTGGCGGAACGGCTGGGCGCTGACCTGATCGAGATGAACAGCACGCCGGAAGACTGCCGGGAAAGAATCCGGAAGGAACGAAGGCGAAACGAGGCTTTCGAAATTGCACTATCAGAAAAATTTTTTGAAAGGTATCAACGTTAACCCCCCCAGGGGGCGGGGTGAAGAACACCCCGGGAGGACCGTTGTGGAGGGTACATTAATTTTGACGCGGGACGAATTCTCGCACGAAAGGGGGTTATTATGGCAAGAGCTAAAAAGAAGCCAAGTTTTGCCAAACAATTGGAAAAAATTGTTAAAGAGATCCCCGAGGAACAGCGGGTTTTCGGGGAGAAACTGGCGGCGGAAATTGAGTGGATGGCCGGCACATTAACGGAATTGAAAAACATTGTAGACGAACAGGGCGCCGTGATCACGACGACCAACGGGAACGGGTTCGAAGTCATGACGGAGAATCCGGCGCAGAAAAGTTATAACACAATGATAAAAAATTATACTGCTGCAATTAAGCAGCTGACGGGATTTCTTCCGGAAACCGCCGAAGTTCCGGAACTTGACGAATTCCAACAGCTGACGGGGCTAAAGTGATTGAAATTGAAAAATACTTTTCGGCAGTTCTGGACGGAAAAATTCCGGCGTGTGAAAAACTGAAGCAGGCGGCGGACAAGATTCTTCAGGACTACGCACAACCCGGGCGGTTCCATTTCGACCCGGAACTGGCCAACCGGCACATCATTTTTATTGAATCCGTCTGCAAACGGCCATCCGGCCGGCTGGGTATGCCGCTAGAACTGGAGCTATTCCAGAAGGCACGCCTGCAGGCGTTATTCGGATTTGTTGACGACAACGACAAACGAAAATATAACGAATGTCTAATTATTGAGGGGCGAAAAAATGGAAAAACAACGGAGTGCGCTGCCGTCGAGCTGGCAATGCTATGCAACGACCGGGAAGGCGCGCCGCAAATCTACAACGTGGCCACCGCAAAGGACCAGGCAAACCTGGGATTTACGGCGGCACTAAAAATGCGGGAAATGAGCCCGCTACTACGGAAGCACACCCGGAAAAGAACTAGTGACATTTACCTGCCGTCGAACATGGGCACAATTCGGGCGCTGGCATCCAATACCAACACGCTGGACGGCCTGGACATACACTGCGCCATCATCGACGAACTGGCGGCCATCAAGAACCGTGATTTGTATGACTTAATCAAACAGGGCGTAACGGCGCGGGAGCAGCCGTTAATATTCTGCATCACGACGAACGGATTCGTTCGAAACGGCATTTTCGATGCTCAATATGAATATGCTGCCGGTGTGCTGGACGGAGAAATTGACGACGACCGGTTCCTGCCGTTTATTTATGAACTGGACGACCCAAAAGAGTGGGCGGATCCAGACAAGTGGATGAAGGCGAACCCGGGGCTTGGAACAATTAAAAGTTTCGAAAAACTGAAAGGAAATGTGGAAAAGGCAAAAGCAGACGCAAGCTTCAAGCCGACCGTTTTGGTGAAGGATTTCGACCTTAAACAAAACAGCGAATCGGGCTGGCTAACCTATGAGGAACTGAACAATGAAGAATCATTCGAAATCAAATTTAAATATGGGATTGGTGCATTTGATGCCGCGGACACGACGGACTTAAATGCGGCCAAAGTGCTGTTTAAGCGCCCGGACGATCCGAACCTCTACGTGCGTTCTATGTACTGGATTCCGGAAGAGGTGCTGGAGCAGAACAACGGCAGCCGCCGGGAACGGGATAACGCACCATATAAATTATGGGTTGATAGGGGCTACATGAGGACCTGCCCGGGGAATAAATGCGATAAGCGCATATTTCTGGAATGGTTCGAAGAACTACGGGACCAAGAAGGGATTTACATCCCATTCATTGGGTACGACCCGTGGCACATTGGAGACGCCGATCTTCGGGAGTACAAAGGCGCGTTCGGGCCCCGTTCCATGCTGCCGGTGCGCCAGGGTGTATATACGTTATCGGAACCGATGAAGCAGCTGGCGGCAGAGTTTAAGGCCCACCGGGTAATCTACAACAACAACCCAATAGACAAATGGTGCCTGCTGAACACATCCGTGAAGACGGACATCAACGGCAACATTCAGCCGGTTAAAGGAAGAGACCAACGGAACAGAATTGACGGAACGGCCGCACTATTAGATGGGTTTGTGGTCCTTCAAAATGTGGCCGACAAATACATCGGATTAAATTCAGGAGTGTAATAAATGGGATTATTTGACAACATCCGGAAGAAAACGAAAATTGAAAAGCAAGTTAAAAATTATTTTGAACTCATGAACGCATACCGCCCAGCCTTCACATCTTTCGAGGGCGGGGTGTATGAAATGGAACTAACAAGGGCGGCGATCCACTGCATTGCGACCCACTGCAGCAAATTAAAACCGGAAGTTACCGGGAAGGGAAACGAGACCTTTGCCCGCCGAATTCAGCAGGCACCGAACCCGCACATGGTAGCGTCGCAGTATTTGTATAAGCTGGCCACCACACTGATGGTGGAGAACAGCGCCTTCATTGTCCCACTGTACGCGGATGATATGAAGACGGTGACCGGGTTCTACCCGGTCAATCCCCGAAATGTGGAACTGATAGAGTATAACGGGCGGGAATATTTCCGGTTCCGGTTTCCGGCAGGCGTGGCAGCGGTCGAGCGTGAAAAGGTTGGCGTGCTGAATCAGTATCTATATAATTCTGATTTTTTCGGTGAAGATAACCGGGTGCTGCAGCCTACCATGGAGCTTATTAACACCAATAACCAGGGGATCGTGGAGGGCGTGCAAAACAGCGCATTTATTAGATTCATTGCGAAACTGGCCATGACCTTGAACGGCGACGACATTGAAAAAGAGCGCCGGCGCCTAACTGAATCGAACCTATCCAGCGCCAACAATGGCGGCGTGATGATGATAGATCAAAAATATGAGAGTATGCAGCAGGTGCAATCCCAGCAGTTCACCGTCAACGCCGAACAGATGGCACAAATTAAAGAAAACGTGTTCTCTTATTTTGGCGTGAATGAGGCAATTTTACAAAACCGATTTACGTCCGACCAATGGGCGGCATTCTATGAGGGCAAAATTGAGCCGTTTGCGCTGCAGGCGTCACTGGTGCACACGCAGATGGCATTCAGCGACACGGCCCAGGCGTACGGGAACCAAATCATTTTCACGTCGAACCGTCTGGAGTACCTATCCCCAACGGAAAAACTGAACACGGTAACGCAACTATTCGACCGGGGATTTATTACCACGAATCAAGGATTGGAAATCTATAACATGGCCCCGGTGGAAGGCGGAGACAAAAGATACATCCGGAAAGAATACGCGGAAGCGGAAGAAATCGGAAAGATAGACGATAGCACGGAAGAAGGAGGAGAAGGAAATGCCGGTGAAGAAGGAACGACAGTACAGGACGGCGCAGCCACTACAGACTAGAGCAGATGAACAGGATGGGACAATCGTGGAAGGCTATGCGGCCACTTTTGGCCCATATCTTTTTTTCGAAGATGAAGACGGGCCCGTCTATGAATCTTTTTCCGCTGTTGCCTTTGATGGGTGCGACATGTCGGACGTTATTATGCAGTACGATCACAATGGCCGCGTGTTCGCCAGACAATCAAATGGCACGTTGAATTTAGAAATTGACGACCACGGCCTAAAGGTGATTGCAGACCTTGGAAGCACGGAAGGCAGCCGGGGACTGCTGGAAGACATCCGGGCCGGACTAATCACGAAGATGAGTTGGGGATTCATCCCAAAGGATGGCCCAACGTATAACACGGAGACCCGGACAATAGAATGGGGCCCGGGCAGCATCCGGAAGGTTTTTGATGTTTCCGCCGTATCGATTCCGGCCAACGATGGCACCGAAATCGCGGCGAGAAAATACATGGATGGAGTAATCCAGAAGGCGGAGGAGGTTCGCGAAAAAGAAGAGAGAGCGCAGAGGAGAGCTGAGCTTCATCGGAAAATTTTAAAAATCAAACTGCAAGAAATCAGAGAGGAGACAAATAAATGAACCTGGAAGAACTGAGAAAAAGATTAAAGGAAATCAATGCGGAACTTGACGGCCTGATGGAGCAGCTGGACGGAGACGACGGCGAGACCGGAGATGATGGCAAAAGAATGACCGTCGAAGAAATCGAAGCCAGAAGCGACGAACTGGCAGAGGAAGCGAAAGGCATCCTGGCGAAAATCCGAATTGAAGAGAGAAAAGAAAGATTAAGAAATGCGGCACAATTTGGAAACCCGATTTTCAGCCCGCAGAATAATGATGATTCGCAGAGAGGAAAAAATAAGAACATGACTAGAGCAGAAAAGATTGCATCCGAAGAGTACAGATCCGCATTCTATGCCAATCTGAGAGGCGAGGCAACCGAGGAACAGAGAAGCGCCCTTCTCACCGCCGGAACTGATGCCATCGCAATCCCTAAGGCACTGGACGACAAAATCTGGGACAACATCTACACCGACCACCCTATTCTGGGCGATATCGACATCAAGCGCACCGGCGTGATTCTGGAAGTAACCAAGCACACCAAGGTGAAAGCCGGAAAAGCCGGAAAGGTGGAAGAGGGTGCAGCAGCTACCTTGGAGGACAATGAATTCGTAAAAGTAACACTTGTAGGCCAGGACTACGCAAAGACCGTAGAACTGAGCTATGCAGCGGCTAAGATGAGCCAGGGCGCCCTGGAGGATTACCTGGCAACCGAGGTGGCCAACTCCATGGGCGAAGCGCTGGCAACTGAAATTTTCGCTAAAATGAAAACCGACCTGGGCGCCGCTGCCGTTACCGTGGCAAAGGGAAAGAATCTGACCTTTGCGGATTTCTGCAAGGCGGTCGGATCCGTGCAGCGTGGCACGAATCTGAAAGTTTATACAAGCAGAGCAAAGAAATTTGAACAGATTGTGGGAATGGTGGACACTGCCGGCCAGCCGGTATTCCGTGACGGCTGCACACTGGGCTACGATGTCAAGGAAGACGCTGCCGCCGGGGACGATATCTTTATTGTGGATACTTCAAAATTTGTATTGAACATGGTGCAGGATATCATGATTGAGAACGACAGAGACATCAAGACCCACAAAATTATCATTTCCGGATATGCACGGGCGGAAGGCTGCATGCGTGACGCCGGAGCCGGTGCCTATGTTACTTTTGCCACTGCTTAATCTTTTTGGGCGGGGAGAAATCCCCGCCGATTAACTAGGAGGCGAAAAAATGACTGAAACAGAAAGAATCCGGGCGGCCCTAAGAATCAGCCACACGGACGCGGACGAAGAAATAGCGCAAACAATAGCAGCGGCCAAAGCGGACATGGAAGCCGTAGGCATCCGGCAGCAGCCGGAAATGGATCCGCTTGTTATGTTTTGCGTGGAACTTTTCTGCAAGTCGGCTTTCGATTTTGGCGGCTCAAAAGACTGGTATCAGAAGCGCTATAGGATGTTACGGGACAACATGGCCACAATGCAGAAGTATCAGGAAGGAGGCATCGCCGGTGTATGATACGCGGATAAAGCTAATACGCCGGACGGAATCCGGCCGGGACAAGTATGGGAACATCATCCACGCCGAGGAAGAAAAAGAACGATGGGCAGAGGTTAAGAGCGTGAGCCGGGCGGAGTATTACCAGACGGCCACCACCGGGATGCGGCAGACCGTGGTTATAGTGCTGTCCGATCGGCGGGACTATGAAGGCCAATCCCATGTGGTTATTAACGGCGTTGAGTATGTGGTTATTCGTACATACGTAAAGGGTGAAACGATTGAAATCACATTGACGGAGCGTGAAAAAAATGAGTGACGTGGTAGAAGTTGAAGGATTGAGCGCAGTAATAGGCGAAATCCTGGACGAGTATTCGGAGGAAGTGAAGGAGAAAACGGCAGAGGCATCGAAGAAGGCGGCAGCTTACACAATAAGAATGCTTAAAGCGACATCACCGAAAGATTCCGGAGAGTATGCCAGCGGTTGGAAGCAGAAAAGCTACCGCGGAGGTTTCCGGCTGGTATACAACGAGAAAAAACCACAGCTCACGTATCTTCTGAATAATGGCCATACCATCCGGAACGGCGTGGGAACCTATGGCTATAAGCCGGGTGATGGCCACATTACCAAGGCGGAAGCAGCAGGAAACGCCAAATTCGTGGAGGAGGTGAAACGGCGACTATGACATTCTACGAAAAAATGATTTTGCAGGATTTAAAAATCCCGCTTGCATTCGGGAACGCGGAAGACGGCTGGGAGCCGCCTTTTTTGGTTTATCGCGGATCCGGTGCGGAATCCTTCTCCGCTGATGATTCGGACTACTACACGCGGCCCGGGTACGAATTACAATACTATTTCACGCGGAAGGATGAGGAAGAGGAGCAGCGCATCGAGCGCCTTCTTTTGAACGCGGGTTATAAATTTCAGAAGTCCGAGGACAACTACATCCAAGAAAATAATATGTGGGTTATCTATTACGAAGTAAACTAGGAGGTTAAACAATGGCAAGCAATAAAGTAACGTTTGGACTTTCCAATGTGCACATTGGAGAGTATAAAGTCGGGACGGATGGAGCGGCAACACTGGGCACGCCGATGGCGCTGCCGGGCGCGGTGTCGCTTTCTCTCGATCCGGAAACATTAGAAATTGAGTTTTACGCGGATAACGTTAAATACTACGCCCAGAACGGGGACAACGGATTCAGCGGATCCCTGGAGGTGGCAATGTTTACCAAGGAGATCAAGATGGCATTGATGGGCTACGCCGAAACTGCTGATGGCGGAATCGTTAATATCAAGGGCATGAATAAACCAGCGGTTTATATTGCCTTTGAAGCGAAAGGCGACGCACAGAACAGCCGTGGCCTGCTGCTGAATGTGTCCATGGGACCAATTAAACACGAGCACAAAACAAACGAGGACAAGGTGGACGTTGAGACCGATTCCGTTGATATTACGGTAACCGGTGACAACAGCACCGGCATGACGCTGGTGGAATATCCGCCGGAAGCGACCGGGTATTCAACACTTTTCACCGCGCCGAAAATGCCAACGCTTAAAGCAGGCGATCAAAGTGCAAACACCGGGAAAGCAACAGTTTAATTTTTAGGCGGGGAAAATCCCCGCCGCTTGTTTTATTGGGAGAATAAAAAAATGATAAAAGAAATTAACATTTCGGAAAACCAGAAAATCAAATTAAATGCAAGCCTGGGCTGGATATTAAGATACCGGGCACAGTTCGGGCACGACATTCTGCCGGACCTGCTGCCGATGATAGAATCCGGGCTCGTTCTGGTGGGCGGCGCTATGGACGAATCCGGGGAACTGGAATGGCGCAAGCTGCTGGAGTTTGATACCGTTTCAAGTGCCATGATTTCATTCGCCGGCGCCGAATTCACAACGGCGTTAAACATCATTTGGGCAATGGCCAAGAATGCGGATGAATCTATCCCGGCGCCGTTTGAATGGGCCAATCAGTTCGAAAATTTCCCGCTGGATAAAATCGTTCCGGAAGTGCTTGACGCTGTAATTAATACAGTGATTTCGGAAAAAAACCGGGAGAGGCTGGGGAAACTTGTAAAGAAGAACCAGCCGAAAGCATCGACACGAATCACATTATCATCGGCGCTATAAGCAGAGGCCTAACCCTTGAAGCGGTGGAAAAAATGACACTGGGACAAGTGGTGGATTTCTGCATTGACTACAACAAACAGCACAGAAGCGGCGAAACGGAAAAAACGGAGCCAAAAGCAAGAGAAGCCACGCAGGCTGACTGGAATGCATTTTTTGGCAGGTAAGCAGAAAAAAACGAGCCGTTTAAATGCCCTATAAGGGGCATGAAATAAGGCTTTCAAGTATTTATACCTTTGAAAATTTGAACGCGAGAGAGGGGCGAACAGAATGGCCGGCACGGTAAAAGGAATAACAATAAAGTTTGACGGAGACACCACGGGCCTAAACAGGGCCCTGGGGCAAATTAACAAGACTACAAGGGGAACACAGTCTTCACTAAGAGACGTCAACAGGGCGTTAAAACTGGACCCGACGAATATTAATCTGATTACCCAAAAGCAAACGCTTTTACGGCAGAGGGTGGACGGAGCGAAGCAGAAATTGGAGCAGCTGAAAGACGTCCAGAACCAACTTGACGCCAAAGGCGTGGACAAGACGTCGAAAGAGTATCTGGAAGTCACCCGGAAGATTGAGCAGGCGAAGCAGGAAGTGCAGCAGTTTCAAAAGGAACTGAACGCGCTGAAATCTCCAAAGCTGGAACAGATTGGGCAGAAGTTTAACCAGGCCGGCGAAAAAATGACGGCAGCGGGCCGGAAAATCGCACCGGTATCCGCAGCGGTTGCCGGAGTGGGTGCCGTGTCCGTACATACTACGGCACAATTCGACAGCAGCATGTCGAAGGTTTCCGCCGTTGCCGGAGCTACCGGGAAGGATTTCGAGGCGTTAAGAAATAAGGCCATCGAGATGGGAAACAAAACAAAATTTTCCGCATCCGAATCGGCTGACGCTATGAACTACATGGCCATGGCCGGATGGAAAACCGACGACATGCTTTCCGGCATTAAAGGCGTTATGGATTTGGCGGCGGCATCCGGTGAGGATTTGGCTACCACGTCCGACATTGTGACGGATGCCTTGACCGCGTTCGGTTTGTCCGCTAAGGATAGCGGGCATTTTGCTGACGTTTTGGCCACCGCATCGGCAAACAGCAATACCAACGTTCAAATGCTGGGCGAATCTTTCAAGTACGCCGCACCGGTTGCGGGTTCCCTGGGCTATTCCGTGGAGGACACCACGGAGGCTCTTGGACTTATGGCAAACCAGGGCATTAAGAGCACACAGGCCGGAACGTCTCTCCGGACAATCATGCAGGGGCTGTCTAAGGACTTTACCGTTTCCGGGAAGAGCATCGGAAGCGTACGCATTCAGACAACCAACGCAGACGGGTCCATGCGGAGCCTGAAAGATATCCTGGGGGATACCCGGGACGCATTTTCCGGGCTTTCGGAATCTGAAAAGGTTTCGGCAGCAAAAACGTTAGTTGGAAAAAATGCAATGTCCGGCTTTCTGGCACTGATGAATTCCAGCGACAAAGACATCGGGAAACTAGAGAGTGCATTGGGCAGCGCAGACGGAGCCGCCGGAAAGATGGCGGCCACTATGTCGGACAACTTAAGCGGCGCAGTTACGGCCCTGAAATCTAAGGCTGAAACGTTGGCCATCCGGATCGGCGACAATTTAACACCCTACGTTAAAGCGGCCGCCGAATGGCTTGGCCGTCTGGCGGACAAGTTTTCCGGCATGAGCCCGGCAGCGCAGAAGGCTGTCACGGGCGTGGGCGTGTTCGTGGCTGCACTTGGTCCGGCGCTGTTAATCGGCGGAAAAATTGCCGGAACCATTGGGAAATCCATTAGCGGATTCCAGAAACTTTCCGGGGCAATTACCGACCTGGGAGGACTGGGAACAATCGCTTCCGGAATCGGCACGAAGGTTTCCGGCGCGTTATCCGTAATGATCGGCCCGGTGGGCTTGGTGGTTGCAGCAATCGGCGCGGTTGTTGCGGCGTTTGTCTATTTGTATAACAATAACAAACAATTCAAAGAAAAAATTAATCAGATATGGAGCCAGATAAAACTATCCGTGCAGCAGTTTGTTAACGCGGTGAAGGCGGAGCTGGCACCATTTGCCGGAGAATTCAAAGCGGTTTGCAGCACAATCAAAGCCGTATGGCGGGCAGTTGCCGGGATTTTGGCGCCCGTATTTATAACCGCTTTCGGAATTGTGAAAACCGCCGTGAAATCGGCGTTAAATATCATTTTGGGAATCATCAAAGTATTTTCAGGATTAATCCGGGGAGACTGGAGCACGGTGTGGAGCGGAATAAAGCGAATCACAAAGGGCGCATGGTCCGGCATCAAGGCGGCCATTTCGGCGCCGCTGAAATTAATCCGTTCGTTAGTATTTTCTATTTTGAACGCGATAAAGTCTAAAATGATTAGTTCATGGAACAGCGTAAAAAGTAGAACGGCCGCGGCGTGGAACTCCATCAAGGAAAAAATCACGGGGCCATTCACGCGGGCCCGGGACAAAATTAAAGGAATTGTGGACAAAATCAAAAGTTGGTTCCCGATTTCAATTGGAAAGATTTTCAAAAATATTAAGCTGCCGAGCTTTTCACTTTCCGAAGGAAGTAAAACATATAAAAAGCTGGGAAGCATCAGCTACCCGAAGAGCATGGGTGTAAGTTGGCACCGGAAGGGCGGAATTTTTGACCGCCCGACACTGCTGGCAGGTGGCGCCCATGGAGTCGGGGAAGCCGGAGCGGAAGCAGTTGTTCCACTGGCCACATTATGGGAGCAACTTGTCCAGAAAATGAATCGGATGGGCGACAACATCACCAATGGAATTATTACGGCGCTGGCCATTCAGGGCGGTAATTCCGGCCAGCCGATTGTGATCCAAAATTTCCTTTACCCGTCTGGGCCAAAACTGGGCGAGACCATTGTGGACCTATATGACACATACAAACACCGGTTAGGATAGGGGGCGAAAAATGGAAGTATACAACACAATTAAAATTGCAGGACTGGACATTTTCCGGCCGAAGGATATGGTGGTCGAAAAAACGGCCATTATTCAAGCGGAATACACCACCTGCACCGGGAAAGTTTGCGGCGATATCGTCGGGACGAAATACTCCGACGATATGGAGCTTTCGTGGGACTACCTAACGGACGACATGGTTCGGAAATTATCCGGAATGGTTGGAAAAGAGACCACCATGGAATTTACGGACGCAACAGGCGCCCGGCAGACCGCTGAAATTCTGATTTCCGGATTCAAGGGAACCCCAACACGGGTGACACGTTCGGACGGCACGGCCGTATTTACCGACCTGGCCTGCAGCGTGCGCATGATCGGAGCAGCACAATGAGCAAAATTGACGACGAAAACAAAAAACAGTTCCGGAAGCCGATGAAGATTCTGGCCGGAATTAACGGCAGGGACACCAGGGTGGCAATGACGGCCACACCGTCCGGCGACGGGCTTGCGGTGTACGATACCATAACAACGGAATACCCCCGCCGAATGGTGGCAGACTTTTCCGGCGGCGGTGTGCCGCTGAATGGCAGCCGGAAGACCGTGCCAAAATCCGGGGAACCGGTGAGCGATGCCACCGGAAAAACCGGGCTGCAGACACATGTGGGCGCGGATCAGAGCGTAACAATTAATTGGGCGCTGAATAAACAAATTGAAATTGCATCCATTACACTGGTTTTTGATCCGGAATCTTCCGGAACGATAACGGCCAGCACGATGGGCTACACTATGCCGATTGCGCCCCGCGTGGTTATCCCTGCCGGGGCAAAGTCCGGCACGGTAACAATAACAAATGATTCGGATTCTACCCGGGTGATTCTGTACGACATGGCGCCCGGGATTAGTTTGGATTTCACGGAGGCGGATATTGTGAAGGCGTCCCTGGCACTACGGGCGGACCTATCGGTGGACACGCAAGCAATTCCAACATCAGAAATTGAACTGCAAGTTTACTGGACGCAAGACATCAGTCAATCAATATCCAATATAAGCGATAACGCAAGTATTTATTATCAATCAGGATATTCCGGGGACATGTCCGAAACCCGCCATTTCTATTTGTCGGAACCGGCGACGATGGCCAACGGTCTAATCACAATAAAGGGAGAAGACGCCGCCCGGCACTTGGATGAAAAAAAGATTTCCGCCCAGGTGCTGAATACCAGAACCGGGAACGGATACCAGAAGGCGTGGAGCCTGCTGGAGAATACTATCCGGGGAGGAATTGGCGGTGCGGCATTATCCAGCGACGGCGCCCCGACCGGGAAGAACGCCGGAACAGAATCCAGCATCCTAATTCCGGAAACGGATGCCCGGACGCTGGCGGCGGATTTGATCCACGTGGGAACGGTTCCCGGTGAATACTGGCCGGCGTTCGTGGATGCGGGAATCCCGCGCCTAACATGGCGGCAGCCGTCGGCAAAATGGGACATCTACGAAGAGGACTGCGGGGAGGTAACACGGAGCGTGGACCGGAACCTTGCGGCCATCAAATCCGGAAATAGCGAATACCTGCTGGGGTGTGCTGCCGTTAGATCCAACACGTGGACCAAACTGGACGAACGAAAAACGGCAGAGGCCGGGAAGCGGTACAACATTAACCCGTCCGGTGGGCCGTACTGGGCTTATACGGTGAGCAATGCGAAAAACCTGATTTGGGCGCCGGAGCGCCTAAGCTATCAGGCAAAGAAAAAAGCCGGGAAAAAATACGCCTACTATTACCGAAAAAAGAAAAAAGGAAAACTATACAAATGCAGTTATAAGACTTACAAAAAGAAAAAATCAAACATGCGGAAGAAAAAAACCGTGTACGTTAATCCATGCATAGCCAAGGGGAAGAAGCTGAGCGTGTCGGGCGGTTCCGCAACCATTACGGCACCAACCGGCCGCCCGGGTTACACACTGGAACTGCAGCCGCTGGAAGTTAAAGGCAACATCAAGGCGGGCGCTGCCGGTATCTATCCGCGGCACGGCAGGCGGTTCGAAATATCGAACATCACAGGCCAATTCACGTGGAAAGGCGACCCCCGCATGCAGCCCCGGGACGTGGTGCGACTTCACCACACCGAAAAAAACAAGCGTCTAAACGATGCCGGGGCAGATTATGAGATCGTGCAAATTTCAGACATCGAATTAACGCACGAGGCCGGAGGAACGCAGGCAAAAATTGCGTACCGAAAGGGGGTATAAATGGACATCCGAACGGACTGGCAGGAATCCGACCTGCTGACGGTGGAGGATATGAACCGGATCGCCGGAAATCTGGCCACACTATCCGGAAGCACTGCCGGCGCCCTGGGGAAAACCTGGACGGCAGATAGCTACCTGACGGCGGAGGATTGGGACACCATCACCGGAACGGCAGACCGGTTGGCGGCCATGTGGGGCGTGGCCATCATCGGCGTATCTACGGTGGACGGTTCCATAATCGCCGAGCAAGTTCGATATATAGAACAGGTTTGTGAAGAGGTGAACCGGAAGCAAATAATCATGATGAATAATAAAAAATATCAGCGGCACGCCGGAACCGGATACACCGGAACCGGATACCATCTGAGATAGGAGGCAAGCAATGGGTTTTGTGGATAGATCAAGCCAGTACCCGAACCGGGTGACAATGACCCCGGTGGACGGGCAGGCGAACACGTACGACATGACACCGGCAGAAGGCGAGGTGTACCAGGAAGGCACGCCGCTGGATGCGGAAAACTTGACAACGGAGGTGCAGAACGCGGTGACTGATGCGCTGAACGGCGTAACAGTTGACGCCGCCGGGAATCTAATCGCGCCGAACATTCAGGCGGGCAAAGGGTCCTGCCCAATTAAAAAAGCAAATACAAACTATTCCGTAACGGTGAAATTCCCGGTTCCGTTTACCGTGGCGCCGTACGTGGTGGCAACGCCAACGGCAGATGCGCCGGATTCAACGCAGTGGTGCATTTCGTCCGTAACGCAAACGGGCTTCACGTATCGGGCACGACGGACCGGCGCGTGGCCGTCGGCATTCCACTGGATTGCAATCGGCAGATAGAAGGAGGCTTCAATGGTAACAAAATTAGAGCGTGAAAATAACACAATATTCTATTTACACAATGCGTGGGCGAACAGCCCAGACGGGACGGCAGGCTTCACGCTGGAAGAGTCGGCGGACGCTGCCTATATTGGCAACTGCATCAGCATGAGCAGCGCGGAAGTTTTAAATCCGAGCAGCTATAATTGGATCGCCGTGGAATTCGAAGCGGTGGAGGAATCGGACACCGCGGAATTGACAGAGCTGGGGGAAGACGTTCCGGAAGACCCGGAAGACGAAGACGACGACTACAGCTACGAAGATTACATGGACGGCGCAGTCCAATCCGCGGCAGACACCGCAACAACGGCACAGGAATCGGCAGACATTGCCCAGCAGAAGGCGGAAGAGGCTACGGCATCCGCTGCACTGGCGCAGCAGAAGGCGGAAGAGGCTACGGCATCCGCAGCGGAAGCAAAAACAGCGGCAGACACCGCAAGGGAAAAGGCGGAAGCGGCTACAGCAGACGCCGCAACGGCAAAGCAGAAGGCAGAGGAGGCCACATCATCCGCTGCACTGGCGCAGCAGAAAGCAGAATCAGCAACGGAAGCGGCCGGGGTAGCCCACACCGCAGCGGAATCCGCAACATCTGATGCCCGCGCTGCCGGAATCGCAGCAGCAACAGCACAAGCAGCAGCGGAAGCAGCGCAGGGAGACATCGACGACCAAAAAAAATATTTCTATCATGATAAATTAGGCGCCCACGTGCTGGATGCGGCGGGCGGAAAGTTCCGAACAGACGTTAAATCGTCCGGGCTATATATTGTAGATGCATCAACCGAAAAAACGGCAGCTTTTTTCGGTGCGAATAATTGCGGAATTGGAGGCGGGAACATGAATAACATTAACATTTCTGAAAGCGGCGTAAAAATTAATAATGGAGTGTATCCGCTAATTGATATAAGCGCCGTCAAAACAGGCGAAGACACTGTAGCAGAAAAGTTCTCTTTTCCGGGCGAAGCTGCATGGGAGAAGATTCGGACCGGAGCGACTTGGAGCGCAAAATATACATTAAAAGACGAGGCGACGTCGGTTAAGCTGGTAAAGCTTGGGGGCGAATATGCACCGTATGAGTTTAATTTGGAAAGTATTAACGTTAACCCGATGTATGGCTACATAATCAACGGAAAAGATTTGACCATATTCGCAGACGGTAGCTACGGCGACACTACAAGTTATGATTGGGACCGCTGGACGGATTTAGACATTGAATACAGTTCTGCCGTAGTGTCCGGAACGGTGGAAGCAGACAAGTTCAACGTCAAAAATGAAATCATGTATAAAGACTATAGAGGTTTAACCGCAGGATTAACACAAATCACAAGCGGCATCGGAAAACTAACCCTAACAACAGGGGCAGTTGCCTATCAGCCACGGTGGTGGCGGTGCGGAAACCTGGTGCAGATGGAAGTTTCTACCAAGTGCACCGGAGCAGTAGCAAGCGGCGCAAATATCGCCGCCGGAAAAATTACCGGAGTGCCGGAGCCAATAACAGAATCAGGCGTTCGTGCCGTATCGTATTATGGTAATAATGCCAATATATCCTATATGGGTTCCGATGGTACATTTTACGCCCGTAACGCCGGAAGCGATGCACTGGCAAAGGACAATGATTGCATAGGCGGCTTCACTTACATCACAACCGGTAAAATTATCGGAGAAACAACCGGCGCACAGCCGGGCGGCGGGGCGTAGGATTCAAAATTTTTCAAAAAAAGTTTTGAAATAAGCTTGACATATTACTTAATATGATATATAATATAGACAGTTGATAAGGAAACGAATCAACGAGTAATGGGCAAGCATAGAAAAGGAGGTTATCATGGACGAGATGGACAAAAAAGAAATCAAGGAAGTTATTGAATGGTGCGACGAAAAAGGGCACAGCGAACATGAAATTCTGGAATTGATTCGAAGAATCGTCGGAGCAAATTCTAGAGAAGAAAAGTAAAAAAAAGCCCAGCTTGAAAAGCTGAGCTCCTAAACTTGAGGGTGTCAGGCTTGCCACTGGCACCCCTTAACCTATAATTATTATAACAGGAACGGGAAAAATGACAAGCGAAAAAAAGTTTGACCAAATAAAATACCAAAACGAATACAACCGAAAAAATTATGACCATATCAATATCATGGTTGCCAAAGGAAAGAAAAATATCGTAAAAGCGAAAGCCAAGGAAAAAGGCGAAAGCATGAGCGAATATATATGGAAAGCCGTAGAAAAAAGGCTGTTAGAAGATGAATAAGTTATTGACCGCCGAAAGGCGGTTTTTTATTTGAAAAAATGAAAGGAGCAAGAATGAAATCAGAAAAACAGCTCTACCAGTGGGATATTAATCAACATCTAACAGAATTGAAACCAGAAGCGCAGTTCGTAGATTACCCGATGGGTAATGAGGTTATCCGAATCGAGGCAGACGGAACACGCTGCCGAATCCCGGACGAATTCCTGCAATCTGCCGGGTTTAAAACGTGCTATGAACGTTATTCCGACGGCACCTATAAGGCGTATAGCTTTAATGTTCTGTCGTCGCCCAAGCCGCCGGACTACGTCTACACGGCAGAAGAGCGCACCACGTTCGAGGCGTTGGTTGAAAAGGCGGATGCCGCCATTGCAGAAATCAAGCGCCGTGCCGATTCCGGAGAGTTCACGCCGAAAAAAGGCGTGGACTACTTCACCGAGGAGGAGAAAACCGAGATGATGGAGAGCGTTTCGGATGGCGCCATCGGAGAATTCCGGAAAGTCGTTGACAGTGCGACCACCGAGTTAAGCGACAATCACAACTTGCAGTTAGCCAAATACAACGCCAACGCCGCCGAGAAGCTGACCACCTACGACACCAACGCCGAACAGCACACAACCGACTACAACCGGAACGCTGAAGAGAAGCTGGAAGCCTACAATCAGAACGCCACCACCAAAACAGCGGAATTCGACGCCAACGCCGCCGCCTTGCAAACCGAGGTGGACCGCTTGCGGGGCGAATGCGACCAGCTGACGGCAGAAAACCGAAAACAGGAAAATAGAATCGACGCCCTGCTCAAACTGAATAAGGGGCAAACCTACGACATTCTGCCGGAAGAGGGCGAATCAGCAAGCAGAACGGCACCGTCCGGGGCGAAGTATGTGAGCGTGGACAAGGTGGGCGGTAAGAGCATTGTTTGGAGTCAGTTATGGAATTACGGAGAAACGCTAAACGAGAATGGTGTCACTTTTACATACGAAAATTTTTTCTACGATGTAGTACAAAACACGACTGCACACAATGGCATTCTGGTATATTACAATATTAAGGCAAACAATAAATATTATGTAGCTTTCGAAGCCTCATCGAGTGACAACATAAGCTTGAGCCTATCGCTTGGTCCTGCCTTAATTGCCAAACTCACAGAGAACAATAAAAGATATAGCACTATTATCACAACATACACTAGTATGCCAGTCCCAAGAGTTGCAATATATTTATATTCTTCAGATGGTGTAACCTGTTCTTACAGAGTTGGAAATATAAATGTTATTGACTTGTCTGCCATGTTCGGAGTGGGCAACGAACCGACCGCTGAAGAGTTCGAACAGATGTTCCCGGAGGATTCGTACCCGTACAATCCGGGGGAAATTATTTCGTCCAGAACGGAAACCATTACCGCCGGGGCGGAATCAATCACGACAGGCTTCCCGGAACTCCATTCTGCTGGCATCGCACACGATGAAATCGACATGGACAGCGGAGCAATCCGGCGGAATGTTGGGACGGTGGATTTAGGGAGCTTAAGTTGGAGTTATTCGGACAAATATGAATGGTTGGAGAGTAATAGCATGATTGGGCAAATAGTCGCACCGGCGTTTTCAAGCCTAGCGGCTAACGCAATTTGCAATAGATTCGAAATTGTTAAGCAAGACGAAAATTATACGAAACCGGGTGAGCGTGTGGACATCCGGGAAAATATCCGTCAAGAGCGATGAAATCAAATCGGCGGAGGATTTGTCAGGTGTAACATTGTATTTCGAAAAGGCTACACCGACAACAGAGCAGGTCGCTGTTCCGGAACCCCTGCAAGAATGGCTCCCGGTGGAAGCCGGCGGAACAGTTGCGTTCCAGAATGCAGACGAATCGAAGCAGCTGCCGGTGCCTAATGCAGTAAGCTGGGTTAGAAAGCTGAACGAGGTGAATTGATATGGCTAAATTAGAGAAATTATATAAATTAATTGATAAAGAGAACTTTGAGCCCGGCGGAACGCTGGAGGAGCGCGTCGCCGTGCTGGAGGAAGTGCTGCAGGATCAGGCCATGGCGGTTATGACCACGAAAGAAGAGAAAGGAGGTGATTAAATGAATACGCAAATTATTATTACCCCGGCGGGGGTGCTATGGGTGGCCGGTGCCATCGTGTCCATTTCCGCTGCTGCCGGCGTGTTAATCCGGATTTATAAACATTTTCGGAAACCCGGGGAAACCCAGGACCACCGCATTGCGGAACTGGAGCGAAAGGCCGTAAATGATTATAACAGGCTGAACGACCTGGACACCGGAATGCAGCGGCTGGAAGAAGGTAACAAGATTACCCAACGGGCGCTTTTGGCCCTGCTGGCCCATGGCATCGATGGAAACGACATCGACGCCATGAAGAAGGCTAAAACAGACTTAACAAACCATCTTATAGAACAATAAGGCAGAACACACCGCAGAAGGGCACAGAATGCCCGCTGACGGTGTTTTTTAATTGAGGAGGTATAAAACTATGGACATTAATTTTATTTCTGATTTTTTCGTTCCGTGCATCGTTGCACTTTCCCTTTGCGTTGGTTATGTGATGCGGAATTTCCTGCCAACGGATAACAAGTGGATCCCGCTGGCGCTGCTGATTATCGGCGCCATTTCTGGCATGATCGTTTCCGGATTTAACTATTCCGGAATTGTTTCCGGTGCAGTTTCCGGATTGGCTGCCGTCGGACTGAATCAGGCTTTTAAACAGGCGCTTGGGCTGAACGTGCGCCCGGACATCGAGCTGACGGACGAAGAGGTGCAGGAACACGAACTGGCCGAAGAGGAAGACGAAGAAGAATACAGCGACGACGACCAGCAGGCCGAAGAGTAGGAGGCGAAAGAAATGAAAACTATTGCAGTACAGTGCGGCCACGGCGTGAGCTTGGACGGATCGTGGGACAGTGGATGCGCGTATAAGTCCGGCGGAAAGCAGTACACGGAGGCGGCGTTAATGCTGCCAATCACAAAAGCAGCCGTGAAGTATCTGAGGGCGTCCGGCGTCAAGGTAATCAGCGACGCCGATCACGGAAACAATAAAAACATGATCGAAGACGTACGGTGGGCCAATAGAGTGGGCGCCGCCCTTTACGTTTCCATCCATTGTGATTATTCCGGAGCGCCGAAGGGCGTCATGCCGCTTTATGTTTCCGGAAGCGGGAAGAAGCTGGCCAAAACGTTAAACAGCGCCGTAAAAAAAGGCGTTGGAATGAGGTCGAGAGGCGTGCAGCGTCGCACGGATTTGTTCGAGTTGAACGGGACGGACATGCCGGCGTGCATCCTAGAAACGGGAAGCATCAAGGCTGATTTGGCCACATTGAGGGACCACCCGGACAAGTACGGCAAGGCAATCGCCAAAGGAATATGCAAATATATGGGCGTCAAGTTTTCTGACGGAACCAAAAAGCCGGCAGCATCCGGCGCAGAAATCTACCGTGTCCGGAAGGCGTGGAACAAGCCGGAAACGCAAAAAGGCGCGTTTAAGGACTTGGCCAACGCTAAAAAATGCGCCGATAAAAACGGCTATTCCGTTTTTAACGAAAAGGGAAAGGCGGTTTACCATGGCAAAAAGTAAAAAAATTGATAGATATTACAAGACAATCAAGGCGGATCCGGTGAGGGTGAAGCCTTCCTATAAGTCCAAAAAAATTAAAACGCTGGAGCCCGGGAAAGTAATCCACGCGACCAAGATTAACGGGCATTACGTTTATGTGCCGGCGCTGAAAGGCTGGACCATCTGGAAGGACAGCAAGGGGCAGAAATATGTCCGGCTGCTGAAAGTTGCACCCAGCACCAAGGTGGATAAGCTGCTGGCGTCACTGAAAACCAACGCCACTAAGATGATTAAGGCGCACGTGCGCTATTCAGCGAACCACGCCTGCAAGAGCCTATCCAGCGCCTTGAAGAAAAAACGGACGAATTGCGCCACCTTTGTATCATTCGGCTTGCAGTCTATCGGCGTGCTGCCGAAAGGTAAATATATCTGGCTTGATACAAAGATTCACGGGTCCGGCAGCTCCATCATTCGGAAAAAGGCAAAGATTGCATATCCCCGAAAATCTTGGAGGTATGCAAAACTTAAGAAGGGCGACATTTGCGGTTTTGCAAACAAGCCGCACACCATGGTTTACGCCGGCAAAAGTAAACAAGGGTTTCCGCTTTGGTATTCGGCAGGCGGTTCCGACGTCAATGCGAAGAACTACGGACCGAAAAGAAAAAAATCATATGAAAAACGCAAAATTTACGTGCGGATCCGGTTGAAGTAATGACGAACGAAGTAATCTGGACAAAATTAGTATTAGAACGATTCATTCAGCTGGCGAACCTAACCGAAGAGGAAGAGATTGTTATCCGGACCCGGGCGGCTGGATGGTCCCGAGTAAAGCAGGCGATGGAGCTAAATATTTCGATTTCCGGAATCGATCGTATTATTTCCAGGTTGCGGAAGAAATACGACGAAGTGCAGAGGCTAGACCCAATACTACCACCAAGGAAGCGGAGCGTATACGGAAGGAATCCGGAAGAAACAAGAGAATAAAGCAAGAAAAAAACGGCAGTAATCCGAAAGGGTGACTGCCGTTTATTTTTTTACAATGATTTCGAAAGATAGGAGGTGGAGACGTGTACTATAGCCCATTCAATCAATTTCAAAATTATTCCATAAGACAGGAATCAATAACACGAGTAACCGGAGAAGAAGGGGCGAAAGCCTACCAAATGGCGCCAAACAGTTCCGCCGCCCTATTCGATGGGAACGAAGATTTTTTTTATTTGAAGACGACGGATGGAGCCGGATTCCCAACAATCCGAAAATTTAAATTCGAAGAAATACAGGAGAAAGCACCGGAGCCTGCAGAGGGATCCGACTACATAACCCGGGAAGAGTTCGAACAGTTCAGAGAGGAGATGCGGACATATGGGGAGCAGTATATTCAGAAATCAGCCGAAACAGAACAGCGCCGGCCTGAATCCGGCAATCATAGAGCAAGCAAGGCAGGCAGAGGAGCCAAGGAGGAGAAAATGAGTTGTAAAAGTGCATTGTATGCAATCAATAATAGTGTTGTATCGCTGCCAGATGGCGGAACATATGCACCGGCTACAGTTGTGCGAAGATACGGGCAGAACTATCAACTACAGGGCAACGGAATCACCCTGACGGGGCCCGGATACTATGACATAGCAGCCGGAGCAACGCTGAGCGGTAGCGCAGCTGGAACAATCACGCTTGCAGCCTATCAGGACGGCGTGGCAATCCCAGGAATGACGGCATCTCAAACCGTAAAGGCGGCGGGGGATATTGTAACCCTGGGAATATCCGGAATCATTCGGAACTATTGCACAAAACCAGTATCTACACTAACCATTGTTGTTAGTGGAATGGCAGCAACGGGAACAAATCTAGCGATCGATATAACCAAACAATAACAACAGGAAGCCGGGGCAAGTTCCCCGGCTTTCAATTACAAGAAATTAAAATCATCAACACAGACGACGACCGATAGTGGGCGGGCGGTTTCGATGTTTTCCAGATGACCCAAAATTTCAACGGCCGAAGAAAGCGCGGGGGGATCCACGCCGGAAAACCGGCAAGGAAAGAACCCGGACGGGCATTGGAGCGTGTAGAAGCTTGAATTTTGACGAATTAGAAAACCGCATAGATGGACGAAATTAATCATGAAAGCCCCCTTTCTGTACATTTAATTGTTTTACAATTTTAAAGAATTCCCAAAGCATAAACAACTTAAAAAAGTTCTCAAAATTCAATAAAAAACATGAAACTTTTTTCTCTTTTGTTTCTGATAAAATTAAAGAGTGAATATTGAAAGGGGGTATATTATGAGGCTAACAACAACAGCAGAAGCATTGAAGCAGGCAAGGAAGGCCGGAGGGAAATCACAGATGGACATGGCGGCAGAAATGGACATAACACGGAGGACGGTGCAGCACTGGGAGAATGGAGAATCTGAACCGACGGTGTCGCAGTTGATGGAGTGGATACGGACGGCAGGGGAGAACCCGGTGCCGTACCTTATAGCGTTAGCATATCCGGAAAGCGACATAATAGACGGCTTGGACGATGAAGGAATCGCGAAGGGGTACGAGACCATATCCCGGAACCTATCCGCCCGGGATAAAAAGTCACTGTATTATATTTTTGGCGGAGACCATGGAAGCGATCCGCATTGTGTAATACAATTAATATTAACACACCTACACACGCCACTCTGGGACCGCGTGGGAAGCGCTCAGCATATTATGGCCGACTATGAATTGAATAAAGCAATCGGAAGAATACCGGAAACCGGGTTCAATCCCGATTTGGCTATGATTAACGAAGCAATAAAGCAAGCAATAAAAAGCACGATGGAAGGTAAAAACGACTATACACTAGAAACACCACAAGAACCTAAAAAATAGAGATAATAAGATACAAACAAGATACAAAAACTTCAAAAAACCGTTAATTCAAAGCGCTTTACAGAAAGAATCATATAAGGATAACTTAACGGGAATGGAAAGCAAAAAAATAAAATAGTCCTTGAAACCGTTTGATTTCAAGGACTTTTATTTTTTCTAAAACTAAAATCAAAGCTAAAAAACTAGGTAATTTGCTTAAAATTTAGTTAATAAGATACAAACAAGATACAAAAACTAGATTTTGAGTTTATCTATTTCCCGCACCAAGTCCGCAATGTATGCGTGGGTGTAGGTCATTTCCGTCACGTTTGTGGCAGTGTGCCCGACCATTTTTCTTATTAGAACTTGATTCATTTCGGAGGCCATGGCTAAAGAAATAAAAGTGTGCCGGCACGCGTGCGGCGTCTTGTCAATGCCAAAGCATTTTTTGAAATCATTATAAAAATTCGCCATAAAATATTGATAATTAATTTCTTTACCGCCGGCACGTTCAAACAGCAGCTCCCCGCCTGCATCCAACCGCGCCTGAATTACTGGGATAATGTCCCGGTGAATCGGTACAATTCTATCCGCTGCCGCCGTCTTGGTTCCGTGCACGGCAATCCAGCGGCCTGCAATATGCACGTCTTCACATTTCACGGCCAGCACTTCACTGATTCGCATCCCGGTGTAGAGCATAACCAGTACTATGTCCATCATGTGCGCCCCGGACGGAGAAGCCCACTCCAGGTTTTCCCGAATGGCCTGAATTTCTTTTTTTGAGAACGGTTTCTTTTTCTTTTCTGGCGTTGGTGAGATTTTTACAAATTTCGAATAATCGCGGGATATGATATCGTTTTCAATCGAGTAATTAAAAATTGCGTGAAACAATATTTTAATGTTTGTTTGTGCAGAAGTAGAATATTCTGAATATTTATCCATTACGCCCTGCAAGTGGGCGAGCTTAATTTCGCGCATTTTCATATTGTGCAAAATTTCGCATTTCTTGAAAGAAGTCGTGTATACCTGCCGCATCGATGTTTTTAATTCCTTAAATTCCCGCTCATACAGGATATTGTATACCTCTGAAAATGTGATTTCTGAATTGTCCAGATCGTACGGCGTGCGGTTGTAATCTGCCAGCGCAAGCATGGCGTCACGCTTGTTTTCAAATGTCCCTATGCATTTCTGCACTTGTTTGGCCGGCTGAATGTTGGCCAACTTAAAAGATTCATACCGCTGCTGCACGTCCCGGAACAGATCAGGCGGCAGCGCATCCGCCAGAAAACTAATATCAGGCCACGCTTCCGGCATATCATATTCCGTTGTTATATATGCACCATATGGGCGACGGCGTGCCCCATTCAGTTTTTTAATTGTCCCGTATCCGTTCGGATTTTTCATTTTCGCAAACACCTCCCCAGATTTCCAGTTGTCCCACCCGTGGCACCAAGTTGTCCCAGTATTCCCCTTAGTTGTCCCACCCGTGGCACCACGTTGTCCCGGAATTTCCCCTGGTTGTCCCATTGCCATTAATGCGACATTTGATCCACAAGATCGCGGATAATCGTTTGTTTTTCTTCTGGTAAATTATAATATTGTGATATGGTTTTGAGCAAGTCCATATCTTGGGCGATTTTCTTATACAAATTATTCTTGAAATCTATTTCCTTCTGTTTCTGGGATCGTTCCATAGGCACGTCATAGCCTTCCAGCCACATGTCCGACACATCCAGCGCAAGCGCCAGCTTGTAAAGTGCCGTTGATTTTGGAGCATATGCGCCTTTTAAATAACGTGATAAAGATGCTTTGTTAATGCCCGTTTCCCGGACGATTTCCGCTTGTGTTTTTCCACTTTTTTCTACGGCAATTCTTAGGCGTTGCGATGTGGTGGCAACTGGTTCCATAATCAATTTACTCATTTAGTTATTCCTTTTTTAGTTGTTATAACTCAATATTATATTTATTACATTGCTAAATAAAGAAAAGTTTAAGAAAATAAAAGTTAAGTGTTGACATTTCTAAACAACGATTGTATTATTGAGTTATCTAAACGAAGGAGTTGCGTATGTTTAACAAACTAGAGGGAAAAATTGTCGAAGTTTTCGGGACTAAAGCAAATTTCGCCGTAGCGATGGAACTCAGCCAAACGACAATGATCGCGAAATTAAAGGGGCGAATTGACTGGAAGCGAAACGAGATGCGCAAGGCGTGCGAATTGTTAGGAATTCCGCTTTCTGAAATTGTAGACTATTTTTTTTAAATTTGTTATTGAGAAAACGCAACGAAGGAGGATGCACAAATGTTCACACAAAAACACACATCAGAAGCTCTGTTGCGCGCGTTGGAACTGATTCAGGACGAATGCCGGGCGCATCCGGAGGACTGCACAGAATGCCCGCTATCATTCAGCGACGGCAGCCCCATTCAGCAGTGCGGCATCACCGACCGATTTTTTACCCCGTCGGAATGGGATATTTCGCCGGTGGAGCACTGGCAGGCGTTCAAGGATGAGACAAGGAGGGCGGAATCATGACGATCAAGGAAGCAGCAGAAATCATTGGCGTTAGTCCTTTAACGATTCGGATCGGACTGCAGCGCGGTTTGTTCCCGTTCGGGGCAGCCTTTAAGACCAAAGAAGAAAACAAACGCTATTGTTATGTGTTATACCCGGAAAAAGTCCGGGAATATCTGGGAGACAAATAATGGAAAAGGTAAAAATTTTGGAGCCTTACGAGTACATCCGGAACGAGACTCCGGATGAATTCGAAGAGGAAGAAAACGAGAAATGGTACGAGCGAATTGACGGCCCCGGCATGTATATCGGCGGGGGGCTTGGTACTCTGATGATGGTCGCAACAATCCTTTGGGGGATCGTGACGACCCTATAAACAAGCTAAAAACGGGGAAGGCGACATTTTGGCCATTACATAAACTCTTTTAAAAATACAATATTCACATACTTCATAAAGCTCGAAAAAATAGAATCAGTGTATTCCTGCTTTCCCCGTTTTTATATTGGAGGAGAATAAAATGGAGAGTCAAAAGGCCGCAAAATATAAATTATGTACAATCGTGACATTGAAAAATGGCAGAACGTCCAAAGTATCAAGGCCCTTTGAAAGTCGTGAGAACGCAATGCAATGGGCTGGCGACTTACAAGACACCTACCAGGATTTTATGCAGCGGAATATTATCCGCGGATTTAATATCACGGTGAAAAAATTGGAGGAATAAAAAACATGATAAAAGCAGAGGCAAAAGATAACGGCAAAGTGTGCACCTTAATCATAGGAGATGCAGATTCTGTTTTTCAAGAATTTTTTTCGATTATTGACCACGTCACAAAATTGTGTATGCACGCGTGCAAGACGGGAGATCGCGAAGAGTTTGCGGAAGCTCTGAAAGAGGAAATTGATAAAACTTTCGCTAAAGCCATATGGGGGGACTAAAAAATGATTAAAGCAATGAGAACGCCGAAATTTATTCAAAAGAATGAAGCAGTAAAAGTTTCAATGGACGGATCAACAAAAGAACTGATTGAAGAGTACGTTGCTGTAACGCAATGCATTGCAAAAGTATTCGTCAATTCGTGCATTCCTGGGAAGCTGGAAGAGCTAAAAAAAGAACTATACGCCGAAATGATTAGATTCATAGGCGAAGCCTTTGCGGAGGCTGAAAAAGCTAAAGACAAGGAGGGAGAAGCATGGAGAAATTTGTAGAGCTGGAAAACGGGAACTTGCTCAGCGCGTCCTGCATCACGCTAATGTACCCACGCGTCGGAATCAAATACGATTCCGAAAAAATAAAAGTTCATGCAGCCATCCGATTGGAATGGATGGATGAAGTTGGAGAACTGATCTCAGCCACCGGGGTGGCGCCTTGGCCGGATTTGGACAACGAGGTGGAAGCCTACGAGTTAATGTGCATCGAAAGAAAACGGCTAGAGAAAGTTATTCGTGATTTATTCCCCGGCATCGTTCAAGGCCTTTACTTGGACTTGAATATATATTATCCATCACTTGAAGTCCGAGAGCAGCTCCAGCAGGCGGCCAAAGACACTGCGGAGAGAATCGCGGAAGAGGTGAGAAAAATGGAGGAAGAGCAGAATGAATAAAGTTATATTTTCCGGGCGGCTAACAGCCGCCCCGGAATTGCGCTACCTGAATAATCAGGACCAAACCGCCGTTGCAACTTATACGCTGGCGGTGCAGCGGGATTATAAGAGTCAAAACGGCGATTATGCGACGGATTTTTTCCGGTGCAAGGCATTCGGCCGGCAGGCAGAATTTGCCCAGAAGTATTTACATAAGGGCATGAAAATCATTGTTGACGGGCAGATGCGCACCAGCACATACAAGGACAAGGACGGGCGGAAGGCCTACGCAACGGATTGCATTGTATCCAGCCACGAATTCTGCGAATCCAAGACGGGCGGAGCCTCTGCCGGATCCGGAAACAGCTACCAGCAGGGACAGCAGCAGAGACAACCAAGACAGCCGCAGGGCGAGCCGGACTTTCCGGAGGCTTTCACGTCCTGCATGGACGACGTGCCATTTTAAAAAAGGGGGAAGACAATGAAAAAATTCGATTTTGCAGAATGGAGAAATCAGGCTAACAAAATTTTGGAGCCGTACCAATACCGGGTCACGTTTATTCCAGAAAGTTTCCCTATGCTGTACGAACATATTGACGTTTGCAATCGTCTGGAAGAATGGCTCAGGAAAAAATCAAAAGAGGGTGCCGGCGTAAAGGTAAGACTATCCGCCGATGAAGTTAACGCCGTGAGAGTGGCGCTGATAATCTATAGCGACATCCTGATGGATATCCACCGGGAAGAAATAAAAAAAGAACTTAAAATGGTTATAGCGAAAGCGATTGCGGAAGCAGAAGCATCGGAAAAATAAATTTCTGCCCGCTGCTACCGGTAGGCTTTACTATTAACACTAATTTTGTTATATATAGGTGCATGATATGAACAATAAACATATTAGTGATGAAAATTATATATTAATTCAGGGATGGATGCGGACCGAAATGGGATTATCCGGTGCGGCCCTGATGGTGTACGCCACCATTTACGGATTTTCGCAGACCGGTAACTGCTACTATTCCGGATCCATCGACTACCTGGCAGAATGGGCAGGCGTGAAGCGCCGGCAGGTAATCAGCATTTTGAAGGACCTGACGGAATCCGGCTACATTGAAAAAAATGAAGTTGGATATAATCGTTTCCGGTATCGGACGGACCGGGAAATGGTCAAAAATGCCCGCCGGGAATGGTGCAAAAATGACACCATCGATGGTGCAAAAATGACACCAGATGGTGCAAAAATGACACCAGATGGTGCAAAAATGACACCCAATAAATATATATATAATACTAATAATAATAATAATATAAACACACACACCGCGGGCGCGCGCGAGGAATCTGCCGAGGCTGTGGAAAACTCCACCCAGGCGGGGGGCGTCCCTCTGCCTGAGGATAAGAACGGCAGGGAAGAGGCTGCCACTATTTTGTGCGGGCCGAACAACAACGTGAAGTTGACGCCGGCGCAGCTGGAAGAGTTGGAGAAAAGAATCTGCAAGAGAGTTTAAAGAGTAATCATTTACT